TCATGAACGCAAACTTCATTTGTTCCTGCATTGGTACGACTCCCCCTTCTTTGTATGTTCTTGGTCTGCCTGGAAACTCTCCTTTACCACTAGTGTCAACTCTTAAATCTCTAAGCTGACCTATTCTTTTTACTCTCTCTGGCTTTGAAAGAGTTTTCGCTGCAAGAGCAGAATTAACAACACCAGGGACTTTAGCTAAAACTAAAGGTCCTATCTGTATTATGTTTGTAGCTTCAAACACAGGCAACATTGTAGCTTTGTCATAAAAGAAACTATGTCTTTCAGGATTAAAACCCACTTGAATATAAGAAGGATCATCTATAGCTTTTTTAGCCATCTCAAAAGCATCCTCATCAGATACATCCTGCCACTTACCCTTCATTGTAGCAAAAGGTGTTTTTTGTCTTTTACCTTTTCCTATGTCCATTACATTTGCTGTTTTTTTAGGAGCTTTACCCTCTATATAAAACTCAACATCTTTTAAAACTGCTGTTCTACCATACTTAGATTTTTTGTCCTCTGCTGTCCCTTTAGTCTTTTTTAAAGTAGCAACCCATATATCTCTGTTGTTATAGGCAGGTATGTCTAATCTAGCCGTAACCTCTGCTCCTTTTTCTATAGTGCTGTCAAGTCCAATCACACCACTAGCTGCTTTGTTTGCGTTTTTAACATCTAACCCACCAACTAAATCTTCAAAAGTTGGAACCATTGTGTCTAGATCTTCTTTATTAAAAGTTGTAGCAGGTTGGTTTTCCCTAATAAATCTTCTATACTCTGTTCCTGTTATTTCATCTTTTTCTAACTGCTCTACTTGTTCAGCAAATTTACGAGTCTGTCTTCTTTTTATTTCTGCCTTAGGCACTAAGTCCATATCTCCGTAAGCAGGATCATTAGAATCTATACCAAGCTCTTTTTGTTTGCCTTTTACCCAATTATCTCTAGCGTCTTTATCCTTAATCATTTTAAGAGCTATGTCTTTATCGTCTGCTTTCCTAAAAACGTCATAAGCAAATTTACCTAGTCGTGTAACCCCTCGTCCTATTGGAGTTACACCTGCTAAAGCTATACCTGCATCAACAGCAGCCTTACCGTATTGTCCTGCTGCTAACGACTTACCAACTTCAGCAACATCCATTGCTGTACCTACACCAGGTAAAACTTCTGCTACTTGCTTTGCTAGACTCTTTTTAGGTTTTGCCATTGTTCATCATGTCCCTTAGTTGCATCATGCGTCTAAGAGCAGAGACAGCACCTTGCAATCTGTAGATATCAGATGGCTTCTCTGTCTGCTCCATAGTGCGTTGATAGTTTACTATTGATCTTTGTAGCTCCTCTACAAAAGCATCCCATAGTTCTTTGTTATTCGTTAACTCTTTAATCTTAGACATTACCTGTAAATCCTTCTTCTCCTGGTGCAGGTGCTTGACCTGTACCTATCTGTCCTCCCCCTGCTCCTGTTGGATCTTGAACATCTGCTCCTGCAGGTGCTGCTCCTCCCTCAGGTGGCTGTGGGGCTTGTTGTTGCTGTGGCATCTGCTCCTGAAACTTCTTAAATATCTCAGACTGTATCACAGCGTCTTGCAAACTATTTGTAACCTTATCAGGGTCAAGATCCATAGCCTTTGCAATCTCTCTAATAATATAATCCATCTTTGCAAACGGTGCTAATGCAGGGTTTGATGCAACCTGTAAGAACTGCATAAGTCTTTGACTACGCACTTCGTTAGCCATCAAGCTTTCTGTGCCTTGTGCTTTGACTTCTAGATCGCCCTTTATGTCAGGGTCGTAATCAAACTGCATATTGAAACTAAAGAACGCTTTACCAATAGGCGCTAAAAGATAGTCATCTACATTCTTCACAACATTACGTATAGAACCGTTAGCTGCAGACATCAACATAGATATACCTGATGCTGTACGTCCTACACCTTGTATACCTGTTTGTCCATGAGCAAAGGATGGAAAGCCTGTACTCTCGTCTGCAAGCACTCGTGCTTTGTCAAACAGTTGCATGTTCTCACCTGCTACGTTTGGAAACTTTGTACCAAAGATAGCTTGCCCTGGCGCACCTCCTTGTCTTCTAAATATCTTACCCGGATATACACTAAGGTCTTGTCCTGGCACTAGGTTTGTTTCGTCCACTTCCATGATGAGGTTGCCACTCAAAGCAGCGTTGTCAATAGCCATACGCATAAAGCCGTTCATCAATGTCTGTGTATCGTCCATGTTTTCTGCGATACCAACACCAAAAAAACTATATGGGTTATGCTCGTAAGGAACAGCGTAGTAAGGTATACGCACAGGCTTAAATGGATTTAACACCATTCGGAGTACATGACCTTGACATACCCATATGTTACAGTTTATCTGCTCTAAGTCTTGTAACTCTGTAGGAATATCTACACCATTTTCTAATAGTATCTCTGAGTCTACATATCCCCAAAACTCTAGCACTTCATAACGCTCTGTGTAGTTTTCAATAGCGTAGTCTTTCATGTCGTCTTCCCAATACTTCTTATCATATTGAGCGCCCATATCTAAACACTCCTCTATGGACTCGCCTCGAAAGTATGGTCTGTTCTTTAAATTACGCATCTGCGTTTTAGATAACTTATGTCTTTCTACACAATATTCTGCTTCATCCATGTTATACGCATCAGGATCAGGATAGAAGTTCCACATAGACACATGGCTTGTAGATGGGACAGTTTTAATTAATGGGTCATACTCACCGTCTTCATTCCAATTAGGATACTCTTTGTCTAAAGCAAAAGGTCCTTTCATTATACCTGTGCCAAACAATGCCATTTCAAATGCTGTATTACGTAACTGTTTGTTTGCCCCTGATTCTTCAAGCTGATCGTGTATCTTCTTTTCCATCTTTTTTGCAGCGATCATGGCAGGATGAAAAGTAACTGTCGTGTTAGTTGTGCCTTGTCCCTCTATTATCTTTTCAGATACTGCACCTAGTTTATTCTCTGCTGCACCAAGTCTGTTCTGTAAGTCTTGTAAAGTTTCTCCTGGCTGTAGTTTTCCATTAGGCTTAAACAAAAAAGGCTCTGAAGGTGTATCTCCAAAAGCCTGTTGCAGTTCTTCTTGACCCTTTTCTGCGTTAGGATCTATATTTATGTGTACCGACTCAGCCACACCGTCAGGTAGTTTCGTTGGATTTACTGTCAAAGGAAAGTTATTGTTCCCAAAGAGTACGTCAATTATTTGACCATAGGCTGCTAGTGTTTTTGTTTTTGTTACCTTTACAAATACCCTAGACTTTTCTGTTTCTGTAAACTGTACGTCAGGACCATATAATCCTCTGTAGTTTCTGTATGCTTTGAGCCATCGTTGCTCGTCTTGCTGCCTTACATCCTCTGCTCTTTTAAATCTACCTTGCACAAAACTTACTACATCACTCTCTGATCGTATCGCAGGATCATTATCCTGCATTGCTGTGACCTCTGCTGTGTCAAATGCTACTTCGTTTTCTTCTGCCATGTTTAATATCCAAAGTTAGGATCAGCGATTTGAAAACCTGTTCGCTGATTCACAGGGTTATAGTCCCATATGGAGCTACGTGGTCGTGTCATCACACCGTAACGCAGTGCATCGTACATGTGATCCATACTATTCGTATCTACGTCTTCGGAGTTTTTCTTGTCCAAAGGGAGACTAGGAAGTTGAGATATAAGGTTTGTGCAGTTATTAAATATAACAAGGCGTGGTTCATCGGTATATTCGTCAACTTGGAGTCTTCTGTGTAATTCGTTTTTTCCTGCAACTCTACTTCCTCTACTTCTATCTGATGGTCGCCACTTACAACCTCTTACTATCATCTGCTCTGCTAGGCTAGGACCAGTGTCGCCCCTCTTGTGCCATAGTGAGCTATCTAAAACTCCGTACTGTATTCTGCCATCGTCAGCTTCTAGTTCTAGTATTCTATCAGCTAAGTCTACTGCTAGAACTTTTGACACCTGTAGCTCTCTGTATACGACAAGCTGTTCGGCAGGTGTTATGGCTAACCACACTACAGCAGAGTAACTTCCATAACCGTAGTCACACGCTCTAAACTTTGTCCAACTAGCAGGTATCTTATATGGCTCAACAACATGCTTTGTTCTGTCAAACTCAGGGAACGCTGCACCTTCTGCTACGTCCCAATTACCTTCTAGTAGTTGCTTCCTCTGATGCTCAGGCAATGATAATAGCATCGCCTCGTAATCACCTGATTCAGCTAGATAAGGGTTGTCAAACAAATTAGCAGGTATGAAGCGTCTTCTAAACAAAGGTTGCCCCTCTCTGCTATG